GCTTTCAAACTCCACGATCGACACAGCACCGGAATACACATGGCCCCATTGGTTTCCGGCATCATCACCTTTTTCATCTGCTATGATCGCATTGAAGCGTGCTCCGTCTTCCAGAACCACGCTTACAACATCACCTGCGGAACCAAACACCGGACGGAGAGCTATCAGGTAATAGCCATTGATGGTTGCAATACCATTCTTCCCTTGCTTTCCATTATTTTCCCACAGATCTGCTATTATCTTCTGGGTGCTGCCACTGTTCCATCTTCCAAAGAAATAGGAATAGTTTGTGTAGTCTTTTATGATCCCTGTCTGTGCTACAGATCCCGGAACCGCTACGGTTGTTCCGCTTATCACCTCATCGCTTCCTTCGGCCGATTTTGTAACCGGATAATCTATGTAACAGAATCCAAGGACATTCTGATGGGAATCTCTTCTTTTCACATCATCGCCATAGTTGCCTTCAATGCTTGTGTATCCACCAGCACTATTGACACTTTCAACAATTCCAATATGTCCCTGACCACCATAAATTACTAAAGCTCCTTTTTTCGGGGTACTGCCCCATTTTCCGCGAGCCTGGTAGTAATCCCGGACATTAAAACAATAAGCTTCTTTTGCTCCTCCCATGAACAGATCTGCATGTCCACTCTTATTGAAACAGGCCCAGATAAACATGCAGCACCAGGCAGCATCCATTCCATACAAAACCGTAATCTCGTTATGATTGCTTCCAGGCGGATTTTCCCCAATCCCGATCCAGGATCTTGCCTGGTTCAGAACATCTTCCAAAGCAGAACTCTCTGATAAATCAGACAAGCTTGAGGATGTCTGTTCTTCATCCTCTTCCTGCGTGTCCATGATATTCTTAAATTCCAGATCAAGCTTCATCGTATAGGATCCATTTTTCCATTCATGGGAATCACTCTCAATCCAAAATCTCCCTTTCAGTCCTGTCCTGGAATCTTCTATGATCACCCCAAGACCGGAAACACACCGGTAATCCCCTGTTGATGTCAGGCTTGCATTTTTACTGATTCCTTTCAGCTCGTTCATTGCTTCCTGCTTGCCATTACCGGAATCCACAGTGATCGCGCTCTGGAATATTCCATACATGTTCGCCCAGCGTGTGTTGGTAAGGATCCCGATCTTCTTATTTGAAGAATTATATACATACACCCGGTTTACCATATCATCCATATTCTCGCTGTAAGACGATTCAAGGATCCGTTCACCCTGCTTAATGTGAAATCCCGGGATCGTCTTCCCCTTTTCGATCACTTCCAGGGTATCCCCATTCATCTGGGCAATGTACGGCTTTTTATTCTTCCTGTACACTTTTGTGTATGCAGCCATAATAATTTCATAATATGGCCTTTCCTGGAAAAACATCTTATTTAACACCAGTCCAGTCTTTGCAAGGTTTCTGACGTTTATACCGATATCCTTACATACCATTTCCGTAATCTTTTCCGGCGTTTTGTTCCGGAACCGGTATGTCCCGTTGGATCTTAGCAGATGGATCATATGATCCTTTGCCGTATACTGCAGCTCTCCGGCATCTGAACTCCTGTTTCTTTCCGTAACTGCCCCGAAAAAATGCACTTTCTGATTGCTATCCGGATAAAATACGATCTTATCTCCCAGCTTGATATCCAGTGTCTCTACACTTTTATCATTCGGACTGTATGCTACAGAAAACGCAACGGTCCGGGCTGCCTGACGTGCACTTCCGGACCAGGTAACGCTTGTGACATATTTTGTTATATCATTCTCTTTCCACTTTAATCTCATGGTATCACAAGCCTTTCTCCATCAAAGATCCACCATCCGTTCACACCCTTATTGGCACTGCTGCGGAATCCATGTTTTACTGCAGTCCGCTCGATAATGGTCTTGTTTGCTTCGTAGATCTTGTTCGCATATGATCCAGTTCCGTAATATTTCTTGGAAATACTCCACAAGGTATCGTTTCCGGAAACAATATGCACCTTTGCTTTCGTTTTGGACGTTTCCCGTTTCGTTCCCTGCTTTATATTCTTTTTCGTTGTGGAAGCTGCAGTCTTTGATGTCTTTTTCTTTTTTGGTTTTGTGTACTTAGGTGCCCGGTATTCCATCAAAGACAGCTTATATTTGATATCTCCAGTTCCATCTTCCTCCCCGTATGAGAAGGAGCTGATCACCACCTGCATATTGATCTTGGTTTTGGTAACAACCAGACGGAGTGTTTTTTCCTGCCAGGAAAGTATTTTCTTCACATATTCCCATGGACTCTGCTTTTTCTTATATGCTGCAAAGGAATAATCCTTATTTGGAAAAAAGGACTCCAGTTCTATGGAACTGAGTCCTCTTTTTCCAAGGATTGTGACATCTCCAAGGTTCTGGACGTTCACGGTTTCATGTCCGGCATCCCTTGTAACGTTATAGGATGCTGGCAGTATCGGAAGCTGTATGGAATCTTTTCCGCATTTCAGCCATATTTCCATCTTACTAATCATTTACGCCTCCTATACTACCGCTGTCTGCGGAAGATTATCATTGGTTTCTTTTATTTTCTTTACAATTCTTTCCGCGATCCGGTCAATGTCTGCTTCTTCACGAACAATAATGCTGTCTGCCAGTTTCGCTATGGTAATTACTGTACCTTTATTCTCGGAACGTGCCATTCGGACAGATTCATCATGTGGATATACCCTTGTACCTCTTGGCAGGTCAACGATCTCTCCGCCCTTCTCACTGATCTGTACAATACCGCCCTGCCAGTTATCGGTTCCTTTTGACAGAGCTGGAATCTGCGGAATGTTAAGCCCTTTCCAGCTTTTACCACCAATTCCAAGTACCCAATCCGGAACTGTGAAATGGATAGAATTAATCCTGCTGATCGCACCATTTACAATGGAAATGACTGCATTCATCGGGGTTTTTACAAGGGCTTCCAGCATTCCGAAAGAATTGGAAACAATATCCCTTAAGCCTTTCCATGCTTTTTCCCAGTTTCCAGTGAACACTCCATTCATAAATGTTGTAACTCCCTCAAGAACGCCAAGAAAACCGTCTATATACTGGCTTGCACCTTCAAAGAATATTACAATCACATCCGATCCTTCTGAGAATACAAATTGTACAGCTTTTATAAATCCGCTCTCCAGATAAGAGCCTATTTCTGTACATAGTCCTAAAAACGGCTGGAGCTGTGGCTGTACGGTATTCCAGAACGATTCAAACCGTGCAGCTGTTTTTCCGAGCAGAGGACTGATTCTGTCCCAGTTTTTATAGATTAGAAACGCTCCTGCTGCCACAGCTGCTATGCCAATTCCAACCGGCCCTTTCATAATTACTCCAAGAGCTTTAAAACCAGTTTTTCCATCCGTAAGTCGTTCAATTGCTCCACTCAATTTTGCAGAGTCTTTTATCACTCCACCAATTCCAGATGATACCTTTCCGGCTCCTAGCAATACCGGACCGGTTGCTGCAGCCACGGCTGCAAACTTCACAATGGTTTTCTGTGTAGCCGGGTCCAGCTCGTTCCAGTGATCTACCAGGGAATCAATCACAGTGATTCCCTTCTCCACATACGGGATCAGCATCGTTCCTACCGGCTGCAGGACATCAACCTGGATCGTCCTCCACAACCCTCCCAGTGCTCCTGTGAGTGTGTCATATCTGGTGTTGACCAATTCCTCCATCGTCTCTTTAGTTTCGTCGATGGCACCATTGGTTGTTGAAAGCGTTGTAATAACCTGCGGACCTAAATCTTCCCACATGGTTCCAAAAAGATTAACCCCTGCCGCACTCTGGGCAACCGGATCTTCCATTCCGGCCAGTCCCTGGATTACCTCGTTAAAGGCCGCTTTCGCATCCTGGCCTCCGGCCGCAAATCTTTTTGCCATCTTATCGGCATTCATTCCGATGGCTTCAAATCCCTGTTTTGTTGTATCTGATCCATCGATCGCACGGATGGAAAATTCTTTTACCGCATCACCGATCTTATCCAGGTTGAATGCTCCATTTTCCGCTCCATTTGCGAAAATCGAAAACATGTCCTCCGCATCCAAGCCAAGCTTTTGGAACTGTACGGAATATTCATCAATGTTATCAAACAATTCTCCTGAAAAATCCAGGCCATTCTGAGCCCCCTGTGCCATAAGATTGAATGCTTCTCTTGCGGAAACGCCGAAATTCTTGATCAGGCTGTCTGCTGCTCTGGTACTTTCCCCGATATCA